CATTAGATAGCTCGGATTCTAGTTCAGACATACTAGCTCTTTCAATATCAGATGAATTAACAACATCAGATCCTTCTATTGGTGTATCAAGAGCTGTTTTAACTACAAGCCCAACAAATTTAGTTCCAACATCATCAAGCGCAATAGTATATTTTTATGCTAAAAACACTGATTCAACTCAAACTGTTGTTTTTGAAACAATAGATGGAACACAAGCATTTTCAGACTTAAGTCCTGGAGAGATTTGTTTTTTTCCAATAAAAGGAACTATTGGTGTTAGAGCTAAATCAGGCGCTAGTACTGCTGTACTTGAGTACGCATACTGGACAAAAGGATAAAACAAAAAATAACCGGCCCGGTGTAGGGCAATAACCAAAATGTTTAATTAAAAACCAAAACCAATGACATTTTTTTATTCGACTAAGACGTGGAATAGTCAACCACAAATTTCCAAAGAAACCGTTGAATTTTGGAAGCATTTAGCTGACAAAACAAACTGGAGAATAACCCAGTTACCAAATGGTTTTTACCAAACCGAGTACCAACATCCTAAGGAAGAAGATACTTGGATTGATGTAACTAGAAGAGAAACAGTTGATGGCGCTGAAGCTGCTATTGACGGATCAGTTGATCACTACGGTAAAAAAGTAGAGTTTCTTAATGGTCCAAAAGTTGTTAAAACTTTTAAATAACATTAACTAAATTAAATTAAATTAAATGCAAAATCCACAAGACATTGTGAAGACTTTAAGTTTTGGCAGTAATGCTAAAGATAAAGTTTTTACAGGTATAGACAAACTTACACAAGCTGTTAGCTCCACTTTAGGAGCTAGCGGTAAGTGTGTAATACTAGAAGATTTCATGGGTAGACCCATGATTACAAAAGACGGTGTAACAGTTGCTAATTCTGTAAATCTACAAGATCCTGTAGAAAACATAGGAGCCACATTAATAAAAGAAGCTGCTCGTAAGACAGTTTCAGAAGCAGGTGATGGAACAACAACAGCTACTGTTTTAGCACATAGTTTATTAAAAGAAGCAAATAGTAGGCAAACAAATGATAGTTTGCGTAAAATAAAGGAAGATATTCAAAAAGCATGTAATAGCACTATTGAGTATCTTGAAAAAGTAGCGGTACCTGTTGAAGGTGATATGATTGATCAAGTAGCTACTATATCATCAAACAATGATGAAGAACTTGGATCTATTATAGGCGAAGCTTTTAAACAAGTTGGTAAGAATGGAACTGTAATGATGGATACTGATAATAAATCATCTGAAACAACTATTGATGTTGTGTCTGGTTCACAAATAAATCAAGGATATGTGAATCCTAATTTTGTAACAGATACAGCTAAACAAACAGTAACATTAGAAAAACCATTAGTATTATTAATTAGCTCACCAGTAAGCGTAGTAAGAAAAATACAAACTGTATTAGAATATGCTGTTACAAATAATAGATCAATACTTATTATAGGTGAATTAGAAAAACAACCAATGGCTGCTTTAATAATGAATAAGATTAAAGGTAATATAAAAGCTAATGTTGTTTCACCTCCAGGATTTAATTTTTGGAAAAAAGATTTTTTAGATGATATTGCAGCTGTAACTGGAGCAACACATATAAACGAAGAATACGGTGATGATATAGATTTAATCACACCTGATATGTTAGGTGAATGTGAAAAAGCTGTATCAGATAGTAAATCAACAGTATTGAAAATAGCTGAAATACCAGAAGAAGCTAAAAAAAGAATATCTGAAATAGAAGATCAATTAAAAAGCAGTGATCCTAGTTTAAAAACACAAAAACTAGAAGAAAGATTAGCTATATTATCTGGTAATGTTGCAGTTATATCAGTTGGCGCTAACTCTGATGTTGAATTAAAAGAAAAGAAAGATAGAGTTGATGACGCAATACATGCTACAAAAGCCGCTGTAAAAGAAGGTATAGTTCCAGGAGGTGGTGTAGCTTTATTAAACGCAGCAAACAATATAAAACAAAAAAGTGATGGTACAGATATATTTATAGAAGCTATAAAGTATCCATATAAAACAATACTTGAAAACGCTGGTTTAGAGTATGTACCACAAAAAGGAAAAGGCAAAGGAATAAACGTAGTAACTGGTAAAACAGTTAACATGATTAATGAAGGTATTATTGATCCTTTACTTGTAACTAAAAGTGCGTTAAAAAACGCGGTATCTGTTGCCTCAACTATATTATCAACTGATTGTGTAATTAGTAATATGAGAGAGGAATGAAAGCAGTAGGTAATTTTTTAGTTATACAGGAAAAAAAGGAGAAAACAACTAAAACAAAAGGTGGTTTACTTCTTACAGATAAAATAAAAGAAGACATAAGATACAGACAAGGTTTTGTAAAAAGCGTAGGTGAATTAGTTCAAGGTGTAAAAGACAATGACAATATTTACTATGATAAACACGCTGGTTTTAATGTAGAAATAGACGAAGAAGTCTTTTTAGTAATAAAACAACAAGATGTTGTTATTGTCTTATGAGAAAATTAGAAGCTAAAGATCTTAGAAGCATAGGATTGTTTAAGCACTATCGTATTATACGAAAATGGGCTTGTAAAACATACGAATTAAAAGATGCTGATCTCGAACTTCTAATTTACTTTGATTGTTTAGATTTATTTACTAGGCAAGATTATTTAAACGGCTCTTATACATATTCTTGGGATAAAAATCGCTGGGAAAGATTAAGACGTGAGGGCTGGATACAAGTATGGAGGCATAGAAAAGGATCAACACAAAAATATACAATATACAAAACATCGTTTAAATGTAGCCAACTTATAAGTAGGATATATAGAATATTGTTAGGTATAGAAGATTTACCAACTAGTTTACGTAGAAATAAAATAATGGAAGGTAATTCTTATACAGATAAAGTTATGATTAAAGCTATAAATTTAATCAACAAAGATAAAGATAGATAATAATAAAAAAATTAAAATATGCCAAATTTAAAAAAACTTGAAAACTTAACAAGTCCTGGACCTTACAGAGCTCCATCAAAAGGTGGTACTGAGACAATAAGACAAGCGGTTGTTTTAAAGGATTCTAGTACTATTGGTAGCGCTGCTATAGATTACACTAATGGTGAACTTGATCTTGGTGAACTTACAGCTGTTAAAGGCGCCCACAATAGAGCTGGTTTATATATAGGTACAGCTGGTAATATACTTGTAACACTTTCTGGTCAAAATGGTGTTGTTGTAAAAGGATCAGAAACAGCTGGTACTTCAAACAAACTAACTGACTCAACACAAAGTTTTACTACCACTGTACAACCAAGAGACGTTGTTGTAAATACAACAGATGGTACAGCTATGTTTGTTAAAGCTGTTGATAGCGACACAGTTCTTAGTTTAGTTAATGCTGCTAATGGAACAACAGGCCCTAGTTCTGATATTATGGATAGTGGTGAAAAATACGAAATACATAGACCTGTACTTTTCCAAAACGTAGCTGCTGGTTCTATATTACCTATTGAGGTAGATAGAGTTTGGACTTTAGCTACAACTACTACTGATATAATTTTACTTTACTAGTCATGCCTAAAGTAGGGATTAAAACACATGCTACATGGATATATCCTACATCAGTGGTTATTGGTGGGGATTTTGAAATAGAAGGCGTACCGTTAACTGCTGACCGTACGTTTGATCCATTTGGCGACAGTACTCTTTTCAAGGCAGATGCAACAAAAATGTAAAAAAATAAAACATGGCTTTACAATCTATAAATATAGGTTCAAGTGCTAATGACGGAACTGGAAGTACACTCAGGGCCGCGTTTGACATTTGCAACGACAACTTCTCAGAACTTTACGGTGGTACAACCACAGCTTTAGCTTTCAAAGCTGAAGGAACTAACTTCACTGGATCACTTCTAATCGGTCACAGTACTACTGGTACTATTTCATCTGCAGAAAACAATACAGGCGTGGGTATAGGCGCATTAGACGCGTTAACTTCTGGTGACTCAAATGTTGCTATAGGAAATTTAGCTGGTAGCGCAATAACATCAGCTGGATCAAACATGCTAATAGGTAGAGCAGCTGGTGATGCTTTAACATCAGGTAGTTATAACGTAGCTATTGGTCATTTTTCTTTAAGCGCAGAAGATCATCATGGTGGTAATGTAGCTATAGGTCATGAAACACTAAAAGTACAAAACGCAGGCGCTGACGCGTATAACGTAGCTATTGGTTATCAAGCTGGTGTGGCTGTTTCAACAGGTATTCAAAACGTACTTATAGGTGGTTTAGCAGGAGACGCATTAACTACTGGGTCAGATAATGTAGCTGTAGGTTATAATGCTTTATCTAATGAAGATGCTCATGGAAAAAACGTAGCTGTTGGTAAAGGTAGCTTACAAGTTCTACGCGCTGGAGCTGACTCTTATAATACAGCTGTAGGGCATCAAGCTGGCTACCTTGTTTCAACAGGTGTTCAAAACACGTTAATTGGTGCTCAAGCAGGTGATGCACTTACGACAGGTGGTAATAACGTTGCTGTAGGATACAACTCTTTATCAGCAACCACTGTAGGTACTGATAACATAGCTATAGGTAAAGACGCTTTAGAAACAAACGTAAATGGTAGTGCTTCTATTGCGATTGGTAGTTTAGCTTTAGAAGATCAAGCTCCTTCAGGAGTTGGTAATATGTATAATATTGCTATAGGTCACTGGGCTAGTAAACAACTTACAACAGGTACAAATAATATTACTATAGGTGGATTAGCAGGCGATGCTTTAACCACAGGCTCTAATAACGTGGCTATTGGTTATTTATCTTTGTCCACTGAAGATGGACATGGTAGAAATGTAGCAATAGGAGCTTACGCGTTGAAAGATCAAAACGCGGGCGCAAACGCTTATAATGTAGCTATAGGTTATCAAGCTGGTTATGCAGTTACATTAGGTGCAGATAATATTATTATTGGTGCTTTAGCAGGGGATGCAATGACAACAGGTTCTAATAATGTTGCTATAGGTAAAGAAGCTCTTAGTACAGAAGATGCACACGGAAATAACGTAGCTGTTGGCTATAGAGCTTTAAGAGATCAAGATGCAGGTGGAGATGCTTATAATGTGGCAGTTGGAAAAGATGCTGGTTTATTAGTTACAACAGGGGCTTATAATGTTATTATGGGTGGTAAAGCAGGGGATGCTCTTACATCAGGTGGTGGAAATATTGCTATAGGTTACGAAGCTTTAAGTACTGAAGACGCTAATGGTTCTTCTGTAGCTGTAGGTTTTAGAGCATTAAAAACCCAAAACGCTGGAGCTGAATCTTATAATGTTGCTCTTGGATATAACGCTGGTGAAAACGTTTCAACGGGTGTTAACAACACTTTAATTGGAGGATTAGCAGGAGATGCACTTACTACAGGAAGCGAAAACGTTGCTATTGGTAAATCTGCACTTTCTAATGAAGATGGTGGTAGTGGTAATATAGCTATTGGTTTTGCTGCTTTAGGAACTCTAGATGCAGGTGCAGATGGGTATAACGTAGGTATTGGTAGAAGTGCAGGAGCAGCAATGACTACAGGTTTGTATAATACAGTTATAGGTGGTTTTACAGGAGATGCTTTAACCACTGGGTCAGATAATGTTGCTGTGGGATACGCGGCTCTTAGCACTGAAGACGCGCATGGTGGTAATGTAGCTATTGGAAACTATGCTTTACAAGATTTAAATGCGGGTGCAAACGCTTATAATACAGCGATAGGATATGACGCTGGTAAAAACATTACAACAGGTAATAATAATACTATTATGGGTGGTTATGCTGGAGATGCACTTACAACAGGTGTTAACAATGTCGCGATTGGTAGAAGTGCTTTAAGTACAGAGGATACATATGGATATAACGTTGCGGTTGGAACATATGCTTTATTAAATCAAAACGCGGGAGATAATGCGTATAATACTGCAGTAGGATACGGTGCCGGTGAAAATGTTACAACAGGAATACTAAACACTATAATAGGTGGTTCAGCAGGTGCTGCTTTAACATCAGGCGCAAGAAATGTACTTATAGGTGTTAGAGCTGGTGATGCTCTTACAGACGGTAATTATAACGTAGCTATTGGTTATCAAGCTTTAACTGATGATGATCAGGGAGATTATAATACAGCAGTTGGTTATTTTGCTTTAGAAAATTATAGCGGTGGAGATGGTGAAGGACTGAATACAGTTACAGGAGCATCGGCTGGAAGAAATATATCAACAGGTCAATATAACACAGGAGTAGGTGCATATGCAATAGGTGATGGAACTACAACAGGTAATTATAATACAGCTATAGGATACTATGCTGGTTATAATTTAACTTCAGGTACACAAAATATACTTATAGGTGGTTTTGCGGGAGATAATTTAAGCGCAGGTATTAGAAATGTAGCTATAGGATATAACGCTTTAGGCACAGAAAATGATCATGGGCTTTGTGTAGCAATAGGTCATCAAGCTTTAAAAAATCAAGATGCAGGTGCTAATGCTTATAATACAGCGATAGGATATGACGCGGGTTTATCAGTTTCAACAGGTGTAAATAATACTTTAATAGGAGGTTTAGCAGGTGACGCTTTAACTACTGGTGATAGAAGTGTTGCTGTAGGATATTTAGCTTTATCTACAGAGACTGGCTCTGATAGAAGTGTAGCTATAGGTGCTGAAGCTTTAAAAAATCAAAACGTAGGATCAAGTAATGCTTATAACGTAGCTGTAGGTGATTCAGCAGGTGAAGAAATTACAACAGGTACAACAAACACTTTAATAGGTGGACTTGCTGGAGATGCTATTACGACAGGTACTGCTAACGTAGCTTTAGGATATGGTACTTTAAGTGCTGAAGACGCGCATGGTCACAATGTAGCTATTGGTTATCACGCTTTAGTAGCTCAAAACGCAGGTGCAGATGCTTATAATGTAGCAATTGGTAGTCAAGCTGGTGCAGCTGTTACAACAGGTGTTCAAAACACGTTGGTTGGTGGAGAAGTGGGCTTAACTCTTACAACAGGAGAAAAAAATACAGCGGTTGGTTACAGAGCCTTATATAGTAATGCTGATGGCGACAATAACACTGCTATTGGCTATAGAGCTTTATATACTATGGACCCTTCTGGCAATGCTGATATGTACAATGTTGCTGTAGGTCATGATGCTGGTTTATCTGTTTCAACAGGAACTTTAAACACTATTGTTGGAGGATTAGCTAGCGATGCTCTTACTACAGGAAATGAAAATACAGCAATAGGTTATCAAGCATTAACATCTGAAACAAAAGGTAATAGAAATGTGGCTGTTGGTAATAATGCATTAAGCTCACAAAACAACGCGACTAATACTTCTTCATATAATACTGCTGTAGGATATAATGCAGGTAGCTCTACGACAACAGGTGTTGAAAATACAATAATAGGTGGTTTAGCTGGTGACGCATTGACAACAGGTAGTTATAATGTAGCTTTAGGATATAGTGCTTTAACCGCTGAAGATACAGGTAGTAGAAGTATAGCGATTGGATATTTTAGTCTAGCAAATCAAAATTATGATGGAGATACTTATAATGTTGCAATAGGTCACGCTGCAGGTCAAGTAATTACAACAGGTACTAGTAATACAATAATAGGTGGTTTAGCCGGTGACGCATTAACTGTTGGTGATAATAATATTGCTGTAGGTAGAAGTGCTTTAAGTGCTGAAACAAAAGGTGACAGAAACGTTGCTATAGGAAACTTTGCTTTAAGAGATCAGAATAATACTTCTAATACAGATTCATATAGTGTAGCTGTCGGTTATGCAGCTGGTGCATCTATAACTACAGGTATAAATAACACTTTTATAGGTAGTTTAGCAGGTGATGCACTACTAACTGGTAATAATAATACAGCTTTAGGTTACGCTGCTTTAAGCGCGGCTGATGGTGATGAACAATACAATGTTGCAATTGGTAGTGGTTCATTAATGAATTTAGATGGTAGTGGTGATATGTGGAATACTGCTGTTGGTACTAATTCAGGATTAAGTTTAACTACAGGTACATTAAACACGTTAATTGGTGGTAGAGCTGGTGATAGTTTAACTACAGGTAGTAATAACGTTGCTATTGGTTTTGACGCGTTAGGTGCAGAAGATGGGCACGGTGGTAATGTAGCTATAGGATATAGAGCTTTAAAAGTACAAAACGCTGGCACAACTGCTTATAATGTTGCAATAGGTAGAGACGCTGGTTTATCTGTTTCAACAGGTGAATTAAATGTTTTAATAGGTGCTTTTGCAGGAGACGCAATCACTACAGGTAGTAGCAATGTTGCATTAGGTTATCAAGCGCTTACATCAGAAGATGCTCATGGAAGAAATGTAGCCATAGGTTATGAGGCTTTAAAAGTACAAGATGCAGGATTAGACGCGTATAACACTGCTGTTGGTTATCAATCAGGTTTAGATGTTACGTCAGGTGGATACAACACCATGATGGGTGGGTTATCAGGCGCTAGTTTAACAGGAGCATTTGAAAACGTAGCATTAGGTTATAGAGCTTTAACTACAGAAGATGCAGGTAGTTATAACGTAGCTATAGGTGCTAGTGCTTTAGCTTCGCAAAACGCTGGCTCAGCACCCTATAACACTGCTGTTGGTTATCAAGCTGGTACAGATGTTTCAACAGGAACTGAAAATACTATTATAGGAGCTAAAGCTGGTAATAGTGGTACAAATGATTTAACTACTGGTTCTAATAATATTATAATAGGTTATAACGCGGCAGCATCTGCAGCAGGTGCTGATGATGAAATTACATTAGGTAACGCTAATAATGATACTATAAGAGCAGCAGTAACTTCAATAAGTTCTTTATCAGACAAGCGTGATAAAAAAGATATTAAAGATTCTGTATATGGATTAGACTTTGTAGATAATTTAAAACCAGTAACATTTGAGTGGGATAGAAGAGATGGTGCTAAAAAAGGTTTGAAAGATGTAGGTTTTGTAGCTCAAGACTTACAAGAGGTTGACGATGAATATACAAGATTAGTTTATGAAAGTAATCCTGAAAAGTTAGAAGCTACATACGGTAGATTAATACCTATCATGGCAAAAGCAATACAAGAACTAAGTGCAGAGGTAAAAGAATTAAAAAAACAAATAAATGGCTAAACAAAGTATAAATATAGGATCTGCAGCAAACGACGGAACTGGATCTACGCTGCGAGCAGCATTTGATATATGTAATGATAATTTTACAGAACTATATGACGGTAGTGGCGGTTTGTTGCATAAAATAGAGGGTACAAACTTTACAGGTTCATTACTTGTTGGGCATAATACTACTGGAGCAATAGACAACGCTTTTTATAATACTGGTATTGGTATCGGTGCATTAGATGCTTTAACAACTGGTGATTATAATATTGCTATAGGTTATAGTACTGGAACTTCTATAAACTCAGGTCAATATAATATTTTAATTGGTTCAAACACTGGTGATGCCTTAACAAGCGGTACAAGAAACGTAGCAATAGGCCACAATTCTTTAAGTACAGAAGATGAACATGGGAGAAATGTTGCAATAGGACACAACGCTTTATTTGCTTTAAATGCTGGAACTGACGCTTATAATATCGCCATAGGTTATGATGCAGGTACAGCTATTACAACAGGTACATTAAACACATTAATAGGTGGTAAAGCAGGGGATGCTCTTACAACTGGTGGAAGAAATGTAGCTGTTGGTTATGAAGCTTTATCAGCAGAAGATGAAACAGGTTATGCTGTAGCTGTTGGTTATCAAGCTTTAAGAGCTCAAAACTCAGGTAGTAATACTTATAATGTTGCTATTGGTTATAATGCAGGTGAAAATATTTCAACAGGTATTAGAAATGTTATTATGGGTGGATTAGCAGGAGATGCTTTAACTACAGGTAGTAACAACGTTGCAATTGGTTATGCTGCTTTAAGTGGTGAAGATGCTAATGGTCGTAACGTAGCGATTGGTTCAGGTGCTTTATATGCTTTAAACGCGGGTGCAGATGCATATAATATTGCTGTCGGATATGATGCTGGTGGATCTATGTCAACAGGTACTCAAAACACATTAATTGGTGGACAAAGTGGTGATGCCTTAACTACAGGCGCAAATAATATCGCTATAGGTTATAAAGCTTTATCTACTGAAGATGCTGGTCATGGAGCTGTAGCCATAGGATCATTTGCTTTAGAAGATCAAGATGGCGGTAATACTTATAATGTTGCTATTGGGTTTAGTGCTGGTGCACAGGTCACAACAGGTGTACACAATGTTTTAGTTGGTGGTTTATCAGGTGACGCTTTAACAACTGGTGATTCAAACGTAGCTATTGGTTATTCTTCTATGGGTGCAGCTGATGGATCAGAATCAAGAAACGTAGCTATTGGTTATGGTACTTTAGCAACAATGAATAATGATGCTAGTAATTATAACGTTGCTATCGGTTATGCAACTGGTTTTAATATTACAACAGGTGGTGAAAATATATTAATAGGAGGTCTCACTGGTGATTCACTTACTACTGGTCAATATAATACTGCTGTAGGTCATAAATCTTTAAGTGAAGAAGATACTGGTAATAGAAATACAGCTTTAGGTTATAAAACTTTAGAAGTTTTAAATTATGACGGTAATGCTGAAAACACTGCTATAGGGTATATTGCAGGAGCTTCTATAACAACAGGTCTTAGAAATACTTTAGTAGGTGCTTTTGCTGGAGATTCTATAACAACAGGTAGTGATAATACAGCTTTT